ATCTACCCGAGTGGGCCATGACCTGGCAGACCGATACGTTCCTGCGGAAGTTGAGAAGCGCCCGACTGTTGATCTTAAAATTGCCTACTTCGAGAACCAGCAACTTATGGCGGGTCAGTCGGTTCCCGTTGTGGGCAATGAACTTCACGGGACTCACTTGGAGATCCATGTCCCCGCCCTTAACCAGCTAATTGAACAACTAAATGTCGGAGAAGCAGACCCGATGCAGGCGTTGCCCATCTTGCAGGCATTCTACGAGCACATTAGCCAGACGGTGCAATTGGCGGCGGGCGACCCCGCGCTCGAAGGAGTGGTTGGGCAGACGAAGCAGGTTCTCCAGTTCGCTGAAGAAGCGATCAACAACACGATGAAAGCCGCCCAGAAGCTGCAACGCGAACAAGCTCAGATGGCGGAAGAGCAGGGTATTGAACCGGAGCAGGGGCAGGTTGATGCGCGTATGGCTGACCATCAGGTTAAGATGCAGATTGCCCAAGAGAAGGCTGAGTTGGACATGGCGTTAAAGCAGAAGAAACATGATCAGGAAATGGCTATACGAGACGCCAAGGCTGCGTTAGAGTTCCGCGAAGACGGTGAATTCTAAAGAACTACTTACCCTGCACGATGAGACCTGCAAACTTTGCAAGGACATCATGCGGACGAAAAATTCCGACTATACTGGGGGCAAGGATGCGACTGATCCCTTTGCTAATTTCAAGTGTAGTGAAGTGATCGGCATTCACCCTGTCCACGGGTTGTTGATGAGGGTGCTGGACAAGGTTCAGCGTGTGCGGTCGTTTGTTAACGACAATGAACTGCAAGTTCCTGATGAGAGCGTCGAAGATGCCTGCCACGACATAATCAACTACGCGATTTTGGCGAAGGCGATGTTGATGGAGGAGCGCACCTCGCAAGGAGGGGAATAATGTTTATAGTTTCCTGAAGCAGGGAGTGTAGTTCTTTGTAATCATTGTCTTGGGGCATCTGACTTAATCTGGATTGGACTTCTGTTAAGTTTATCCTGGCAACTTCTTGGGCGGCTACCTTCTGTATTTGGGGCCAATATTCCCTGACATCAATCACAGCACTCACGCGGTGCATTTTTTACCTTAAATTCCTTGAAGAAAAGAATAATCTACTCTAGCGTCCTTCCGTGTGGATTCTGCCTCGCCAGTTATTAGACACTTATCGCTCTGTTCAGGATACGGAGGAATTGACCTTGGGCTCCGAAGAGTTCTCCCAAATTGCCGAACAGTCGCTTATGTGGAGATCGAAGCCTTCGCCATCGCGACTTTGGTTGGCCAGATGGAAGCGGGAGGTTTGGATGCGGCACCTTTGTGGACGGACATTAAAACCCTGCCATTGGGATCATTTCCGAGCAACCTTGAGATTATCAGTGGAGGGTTCCCCTGCACCCCCTTCTCTGTTGCCGGGGCTCGCGAGGCCGACGACGACCCCCGACACTTGTTCCCCTACATAAAAAATGCAATTAGAGTTATTCGGCCAAGGTACGTTTTCCTCGAAAACGTCGAGGGGATCATCACAAGTTTCCTCAAATCCGACAACTGGGCAGACCCAGCGGGAACGCCGGTATTGCTCCATGTCCTTAGAGAGTTGGAACGAGAAGATTATACATGTTCGTTCGGGCTGTTTACAGCGAGCGAAGTCGGCGCACCCCACCAGAGAAAGCGCGTCTTTATCCTGGCCCACGCCAACGAGTCGCGACTGGAAGGACGGGACGGCGGACAGTTGCCGGAATGTCCCGTCAAATTGTCTCTTAGGTCGGGAAGTCCACAAGTATGTTGGCCAAGTTTGCCTGGAGAACCACAGCGCGAGTGGGAAGAGCCTAGAGTCGTCAGCGAAACTGAATCCGTCTTGGGTGGAGCAGTTGATGGGGCTACCGTGGGTGGGGTGGACTCAGCTATGTGCGCCTTGGCTAATCGAACCGACCGGCTCCGACTCTTAGGAAACGGATGTGTCCCATCGATGGTTGCCGAAGCCTTCACCCAATTATTCCGAGAACTACATAAATAATGCCTAAACAAAAACCTATTACTCCTCCCGTTCCTTTGGACCGGTGGTATCGCGATCTCTCTGCTGTGGAGGAGCTAAAAGGGATATTAGATTCGGAGGCTTTCCAAAAAGCGGCGGCTACGCTTAAAGAATTAGCTGGACCGTCGTTTAATACTTTGCAGAATCCCGAAAGTAATGGGATGCGCCACGCATGGTATGCGGGGTATCGGGATGCCCTGAACGATTTACATAAATTAACTAAGCTCCCATCAGACAAACAACCAAATATTAATGCAGATGAGTGGACCCACATCGAGTGAAGCCCCGGCGGAAGCCCCAGTCGTAGACCCTGTATCCGAGGCGACTTCGGAAATTCCTGACGCTNCCCCTGAGACGGCGGATTCCTTCGCGAGCGCGATTGACCAGGCCTTTGCTAATTTGGAGTCTGGGGGTGAGACGGCCCCTGAACCAGAATCTGCTCTTGAGCCGGAGCCTTCCCCTCAATCCGAGCCCGCGCCAGAACCAGAACCAGAACCTGTTTCTGAACCGACTAGTGACGAGTCTTTCGACCCTACAGATCCTTTGACTGAAGATATAGGGGATGATTGGACTCCGAAAGCGGCTAATCGTTTCAAACAGTTGAAGTCCGAGTTGAAGGAAACGAGTTCGGAACTCGCGGCCCTTCGTCAACAGCAAGAAGAATACACTCAAAAAATAAAAGAACTGACGGGGACGGTTGAGAGTAATGATGTCGAGGCGTTGCAGGCGAAGCTCGCGGAGTATGAGCAGAGTCAGATGTTTAATAATTTAGAGAACACTGACGCTTATAAAACTGCGGTGGCCGAGCCCCTTAGCAATATAATTGAAGAGGCTCAACAAATTGCGGAAAAATATGCTGTGGATTCTGAATCGTTAATCGATATCCTGTCTCTATCCGACCCTGAAGAACAAGACACCCAGCTTGGAGATCTTTTACAAGATGCCTCCGACCGAGACCGCGCCCGAGTTTACCGGTTAATTGACCAAATCGACCCTATTCTTGAGAAGCGGGACAGCCTTCGAGAGAATGCTGAAGCCGCGTTAAAAGAAGCGGCTTTGCTGGAAGAGCAGCGTGAGCAGCAGCAAGCTGCGGAGAAACTGGCTATTCGCCAGAATGTAGCCAGGAATGTCGTTGAGCGCGTCCAGCAGAAGCTGCCGTTCCTTTCGGGGATTGAGGGGCTCGATCTAGCGGCAATCCAAGAAAAAGCTGCTTCGGTGGACCCTTCGGTTATGCATCCTGTAGATTCTTCATTTAATTCTGTATCGGCTCAACTACTACCTGCGGTTGTGCGGGAGTATATGTCGATGCGGGCTGAGAATGCGGCTTTGACTGATCGTTTGGCTGAGTATGAGACGGCAGAGCCGACTATGTCTGGGGCGAGCCCTACTTCGGGGAGTGTTGCTGGGGCGGCGGATGATGGTCTTTCTTTTGAGGAGAAGGTAGCTGCTGCGTTTACAGCTAAAGGATTGGGGGCTTAAAACTCCCCTGTTGACAAATTAGCATTCTTTAATAGAATGCTTTCAAATACGGCGACTGGTTGCTCTAGCCATAAATAGTTCTACAGGTCGCCTTGGGCTGCGTTCCAAACATTTACAGACTGCTCGGTTGCTCTAGCCACATAATTAGTTCTACGAAAGGGCCAGTCACCCGAACCCTCCTTTAATCGCCCCGCTCGTAGCGGAGGCACAACCTTTCTTTTTATCATGTCCACTTTTGATCTAGGGTCAGATGGCACCGCAGCCATCAACACTATCTTGGCCGAAGAAGCGAACCGCATCGGGCAAGACATCCATAAGCGCACTGTCCACACTTCTCCGTGGATCGACCTGGTGCCTCAGACGGCCTTTCCCGATGGGATGGGGTATCAGCTTACTACTCTGGTTTACGACCGTGCGATCCCAACCGTAACTGACGGGGGAGCTGCCGGGGCTGATTGGACCGCCCTTGGCGCGTCAACTCAGGGCAGTAATTCGTTTAACACATCGAGCGAGAACCAGCTTATTGACGACGCTGCTAACAGCATCGTTGGGGCTAACGTCGCTGCGGGAAAAAGTTTCCTTTCTTTCACTAAGCAGTTGAAAGAATACAAGATTGAGCGGGCTGTTATCGAGTCTCCTCGTATCTCTCTGGAAGACCTCCGTTTCGCAGCGCACCGCCAAGAGCAACTTCGGGCTATCATGGACCTCATGGCCGAGGCTTCCCGCTACACTTGGGAAAACCGTTACCGCGATGAGTTCGACCGTCTTGCTGCAAACCTTGTTGCCTGTAAGGCTTCTGGCACTGCATTCCGCGACACGGTTGACTCCGACAATGATGGAACTTCAGATGACAAGTTTGAAGGAACGCAAACCTCGGAGGTTGACATCGACACCTCTGGTGCGGGGAACGCCGACATTACGCCTGACGCCAACATTTCCAACGCAGTCCTTGATTCGACTTACTACAAGCTCATCCGCAAGGGGGCTGGCAGTAATGCGTATGGACGCGAAAATGGTCGCCCTGTGTTTGGCCTTGTCCTTTCCTCTGAGGCTTCTTACCAGCTTCAGACGGAGGCTGGCTTCCGCGATGATGTGCGTTACAACAACGCCAAGGTTTCCGACCTCATCGCTCCTCTGGGTATCGAGAAGTCCTTCAGGGGGTTCTACCACCTGATCGATGACCTGGCACCTCGCTTCACCGAGGCTGGCGGAACTCTTACGAGGGTTCTTCCTTACACTATGGACGGTGCCCAGACCATTGTTAACACGGCTTACGACACCGCTAACTACGAGGCGGCATACGTCATTCACCCTGACGTAATGGAATCCCAGATTCCAAATCCGTTCTCGGGAGGAGCCGGTGTGTCGTTTAACCCCGTCAATTACCGCGGAAAATTCGACTGGCGGAACATCCTTTCGGAAGCAACGAATCCAGATGGCAGCATCGGGTTCTTCCGTGGGGTTCTTGCTTCGGCCTCCAAGCCGATTAAGACCGACTTCGGTTACGTCATCTTGTTCAAGCGCGATAGCAGCACCCCTGCTGCGGTCTAGGTTTCATAGCTGTGCGGGGCGGTAGTTTTAAGCTACCGCCCCGCGCATAACCCACTATACGATCATGCCTACTCTTGATGATACCACCACGCTACAGAAGACTGTAGCCGTCGCAGCGAACGATTATCTAGTAATCTCTAATACGGACGCTGGGGGCGGGAGCAGAATCCAACAAGTCCCCGCTGCCCTTGCAGTCGAAGGATTTACCCATGCTTGGGTAATTAACTACGATAATGCAGAACTTGCGGCACAATCTGGTTCAGGGACCGCCGAAGCAATTACTCTGCTCTCGTTTGCTTCAGACCAGTTTCTGAAAAAAGCTAGGGTTATGGTAACTGAAGCATTTACGTCTTCTGGCAGTATGTCCGCTTTGTCTATTGATCTCGGAGAAAGCGGGGATAGTGGAGATGACAATTTGGTCGATGCCGTTAATGGTCTTACCATTAACATGGAAGAAAATACAGGATCTTCCCTGTCTTCTGCTACTGGTGGACTTACCAGTGAACCAGCAGGAACTCTTGAGCTTACACTTGACCCCACTGGAGTCGCTCTCAACACTTTGACTGCGGGCCAAGTTGTGGTCCTTGTTAGTCTTACCACTATTACGGACTACAAAGACATCGTTCCTGCAACCTAATCCCACCCACCCAACCCTAACTATAAATCCCGAACCCTGGATCACCCTTCGGGGTTCGGGATTTCTTTTAACCACTTTTTATCGTGTCTGAAGTTGAATTTAACAATTACACCCCCAGCTTCATTGAAGCTGTAGAGGATTTTTTGCGTAGCGATCAAAGCGCCACTGATTTACGCCTTGCGGCTGCTAAGGCTTCTACCGGCGCAACTGGTGCTGCACAGCGCGATGCGGCTACGCGGCTACAAAAACTAATGTCCGCTTTTATTGGGGAAATCCAACAAGACCCCGGCATTATTGACGACTTTATTAAGTTCCAGCGGTCCAAGTTGGTTGATGCGGTTGCCTCTGGCGAAAGCCGCGAACCTGCCAAAGCATTGAAGAACCTCCGCGACATCCAAGCCCTCTTGACTGAGCAGCGTCAATTCCCTGAGAGCAGGGAAGCGCCTGAAGGGAAGGATGAGCTTATTGCGCGTCTGGAGTCTTCTGAGATGGAGGCCAAACGCGAAAAAATCTTAGCCGATGTTAAACCCGACCCTGCTGCTAAATTCACCAAGGCGGTTTCTGCTGATGATTATTACAACGCAGACAAGCGGGCAGAGCAGAAGCGCGAAGAATTCACGAAGGCTACGGGCCTCAAAGTTGCCCCCGACGAAGACTTAAAAGTTGATCCCCCCGAATCGGATGCCCAAGTAGCCGAGCGCATCAAGGCCGACAAGTTGTTGGATGAGACCAAAGCTGCGGGCGAGGAGATGAAGGCCGAGCGTGAAGCCGCCCGAAAAGCTGCTGCTGAGAAAGCTGCTGCTGAGAAAGCCGCTGAGAAAAAGGCTCAAGCCCCCGTGGCTGAGAAAAAAGCTGAAGCCCCTGATGCGGCGGATGTGCTCGCCCCCGATATGGAGGAGACCCCTGAAGAGTCATTTGAAGATTTTGACCCTTATGGTGAAGAGCCCCGCGCTCCTGAAGAGCCCCGCGCTCCTGAAGAGCCGCCCCCCGCTGCTCTGGAAGAGCTTTTTAAAGACGCTCATGGGGGCCCTTTTGACCCTAAGTCCAGTATGGACCGCAGGAAAATGGGGGAGATTAAGCAACTTCTTGCCGAACAAGGAGGCCAAGGCGACATGACTAATAATCAATTTGCCCTGAAACTTTATCGTCGGTTCGACTATGTATAAAGACGAGGGCATGGTTTCTGTGAATTCGCCCGAGGCGGGGGCTCCCCATAAGAAGGAGCACCCCCACGGGGGCCATGCAGATGGGGCGCATAAAATGATAATGCACCAGCTTACTAACGCGCACCAAAATGCGTGCGAGTTGCTGGAACATCTCTCTAAGTGTTCCACACCGCATTTGGAAGAAGAGTGGGTTAAAAAAAAGATCATCCTGGCCACCGACTATCTCGATTCAGTACGCGACTACATTATGAGTAGCCACGGTAAGCATGGCCGTGATGAGCCCGACCCAGTTACTGGTGGGTTCATGGTGATGGTTGAGAAACGCGCACCCGAGTAGCCTTGAATTTTTAGTTAGACTTTGTAGACTTTACCCGCATGGCCACCAACATTTCAGGTTCCGTATCTTTGACTTATGGGAACCACAACCATTCCGAGTCTTTTACCGCCACCGCGACCGCGTTAAGCCACACTAACCCCCGTAGAAATTATGTTGCGGGTGGGGGCAGGGCTACTGCAACTGGGGCTGCTCTAGAAGCGGGTGATGTGAGCACTCTCCATGAAGGTCTTTTACTTATAAAGAACACTAACACAACGGGTCATTTGCTAATCGCTTTAGATGGCGATAACAACTACGATATAAAAATCCCTGCTGCTACGGCGAACCTGATATCAGTTGGGGACCAAGGGCTTGTGTTTATTAAAACAGCGGCGTCTAACCTGACAACTCATGGGGTGGCCTCAGTCACATCAGCGGGCGTGATAACATTTGACTCCAATGTTACAACAGCAGGGACTTACATAATGATGGCTTCCGCCAACCCTGATGAAGATGACGGGGCCAGTGGAACTTCATATATAATGAAAACAACTTCCGACGCGGCTACTACTGGGACTGTCTTTGAGTTGGATGGCACTACCAAGAAAGACCTAACTAGTAGCTACGGCAGCTCCACTCAAGTCACCCTGAACGCAATCGTTGACTACCGCTACACCCTCACTGAAGCATAATTTAACAACCAACAATCATGGCAACTTCAAACATCGACAAACAATCTTTTGGCCAGGCGGGAGCAGTTTTTGAGTCTGGCACCGACCCCGTATCGGGCGAGTTTTGCGCCATCTTCTTTTTAGAAGATACCGTGTTTACTTCACTGACATGGCCAGAACAGACGGGGGACGATATGTCTACTGGAACCGTAACCTTTCCTAAAGGAGCGACTATCTTTGGGCAAATCACCGCCTTTGAATTAGCCAGCGGCAAAGTGCTCGCATACAACGCAGCCTAATGCGCTTAGGACTATCACAGGGCTTGTCTACAGGCGGCTTTGTGCCGTCTGGGGTGGCAGCTATAAGCAACAGCAAATCGCTGGCGTTCGATGGCTCGGACCAACATTTGACAACGACGGCGGATAGCACTCTAGCGACGAAGACCTATTCGTGGTGGTCTCAGAGTGCTGACACTGGGATTAACGGCATATTTGACCACGGCGCTTACAATATCGGTGCCTTCTTTTTTAATTATTCCAGCAATAAGCCGCTTTTGTATATGGCGGGAGACTGGTTCCGATATTGGAACGATACGTCTTGCCAAGATGACGGGAGCTGGCACCACTGGTTGTTGCTTTTGCATACAAATATTAGTGATTGCAGGCTTTTTTGTGACGGCGTGGAACAAACGGTCCAGTCTACCGCAACCGGCAGCGGGGCGGGCACAGCTTACACCACTGACCTGAGAATAGGACGCGCAGGCACCAATTATTTCTCCGGTCACCTCGACGAGTTCGCCATCTTTGATGGCGACAAGACCGGCATCGTTGCGGACCTTTACAATAACGGCGTGCCAACGGACCTAAGCGGCACCGCTGGTCTGGAGCACTGGTGGCGGATGGGGGACGCAACGGAGCCTGCTGCTGATGGAACGGATAATTTTATCTTCGACCAGCAAGACAAGACTTTAGGAAGTGAGGGGATTGTTAATGGCACGTTTGATTCAAATGTTACGAGCTGGTCATCAAGCTCAGGGGGAACCGTAACGTGGAGTAGTGGGACAGCTATTACTGGCGCAGTGGGAACTGATGACCGTGGCGGAATGTCTCAAACTTTTACCACGGTGAATGGAGCGGTGTATCAGTTGTCCTTTGATGTCATTTCGCGCACTTCAACAAAGTGGGAAGTTTACCGCCAAGGCACAGGAGCGGGCACAATTATTGAGGGGACGGCTCTAGGCTCGCATTCAATCTTTTTTACCGCTGCTTCAACAAGCACCGAGCTTGCGTTCTACGCCAAACAAGCAGGAACAAGTGATGGCACAGTTGCTTGGGATAACATTTCAGTTAAACAGGTCAACGGCGCTACCGCCACCATGAACAACATGGTTTCCGGCGATATCGTCCAATACACGCCGAATAGCTACATCTTATCCGACCTTGGCATTACGCCTGACCTCGCCATCTCAATGACAAGGAAGCTGGTGAGCGACTACGATAGCGACCTTTACGCCACTTCGGGCTCAGACATCACGGCTATCTTCGACCAATCAGACGGCTCGCTAGGCAGTGAGCTGGTGACGAATGGGGACTTTTCTTCGGATGTTTCTGGTTGGACCAAGGACGGTGACGCATCCTCAACCATTATCTACGATAGCGGGCGGTTAAAAGTGACCGCTGCTACCAATTACGATGGAGCATCGCAGAGCGTTAGCGGCCTAGTCGTGGGGCAGACATACAAATTCTCAGCGGACTACGAATTAGGAACAGCGACACAATTGCAGATTCGCGCAGGAAGCGAGCCATCAACGGACCTCAGTAGCCCGTCTTCTGGCACCGCTGTGAACTATTTCGTAGCGGATTCCACATCGATGACCATCTATGTCCGCACCGGCGGGTCTACAGGCACAATATTTTTTGACAATATCAGCGTCAAAAAGGTCAACGGCAAGCACCTGACAAACGGCACCACCGCAACCGCCACCTTGTCCGGCTCAGGGAATTCGGCCCGCGCCGTGTTCAGTAGCAGTGCTAACACAGTGTTGTCGTCAGGCACGGCTGGGGGTTCTTACGCAGCAGGTAACCACGATGTATTTATCGTATTCGACCCTGTCGGGACTGACCAACAAGTTATATTCGGTGAGGGCACCGCCTCTGCTAATTTAATTGCGATGGACAATGGTGCGTTTTCTGCCGCCATAGCCGGTATCACTCTCGGGGAAATCAGAGTAAATGATGCGATACTTCCCGCGACGGTAAACAGGAATGCCTTGTGGGATAAGATGACCGTATCAGGAACAATGGGTGGGTTGAATGTGTTAAGTTTTGAGGACGTAGACCTAAGCAGCATAGACGGAGATGTTAGCTTAGGAGCGGACCATGACACATGGCGGCTAGAGGGCTACTTCGCGGAATTCATCATCACGCCACCGCTAACTGACGCAGAGCACTCTGCCATCGTTGAAAACATCAGAGCGCACTACGACGCACCGTAATCATGGCTAGCAAGTATACAACTCGAACATGGGCCATCGTCCCGCTCGCAGACATTGAAGCGGCGGATGTTGTTGATGAGGAACTGGGGGCCTCCAATATCTACATCGACTCCTGCCTCCAAAATTCCAAAGACACCCTTCGCCTTTCTGTTGATGGCACACAGGCGCTGTTGAAGTGGGAGGGTGAAACCCCAGAAGTATTGGCCTCTGCTAATACCTATACCCATTCGGAAATCTTGGCGGAACTGGCTAAACCTGAATGGTCCCCACCCACCACCCCCGAATAGTGAACCATGCCTCTCAGCCGCAGCCAACCGTCGCCAGAACGTCAGAGTGTCCTATCGTTCGTTTCACCGAGCGTTGCGGACCTGCTGTTCTTTGAGACGGTTGATGCGAAGACCGTTGGGGCTGGGTCAGGGAGAGCTATTACGAATGCTACCTGGGCAAATAATGTTAGCGTTGATGTAGCTGCGGGGGACCACAACGCAGGGCACACGGTGACAATAACCACGGATGGAGACCACCTTTTGGTAAATGGGGACTACGTGACAGTAGAAGGATTGGGTCGTGATTCGGGGTATTTTAGTGCTAACGGCACCCACAAGATCGCTAATGCATCCGGCAATTCGTTCACATATTTTGTGCGCGAACAGCCTGATGCGTCGTCTCCAATAGACGTAACAGATAACCCTCGCGTTTACTTAGCACACCCTAGCTACGGGACGGCACACCCAGACACCGAAAACTTTCCACGCCACAAGCTGTGCCACGTTAAACAAGCCGACCCTAATGGTTTATTTTATCAGTATTACTACGCGGCTTCGCGGGAGTCCCAAGACGACTATAATTTTGAGTTTAGTCAGGCCGACTTAGGCGGCAACCGGTACGATACTGTAGTCAGGACTTATGTTAATCTACGTTCTGAGTTTAAAGATACGCATACGGAATACCAAGCTGGAGACCCCATGCCGGATGTCCCCGCGGCTCAGTTTGAAGATAGCTACATCTTGATGACCCGAGAACAAAAGCGGATTGGGGACGCTGAGTTAGACGGTGTGTTCATAGTAGAGCAGCGGGTATATTTTAAATACGAAAACCGTGTATCTTACCGGTCAGACCCTGAGTTTGGAGATTCTCTAAAAACCACTGAAATTCTTGCTTACGTTGGCAAGTCTTCAGTGCCTAATAAGCAGAACGAGAGTGGAGTAACGTGGTCAAAATTGGTAAGCGAAACCGATGCTAATTGGGGGGTAACTGATGGTGGGATTAACTACGAAGTTAGCCGACTATCAAATGATTGGTGGCAAGTAATAGTTCAAGACATTGTGCCCGACACCTTAGCAGGCGGCGGGGTTACTTATACTACAACCCGTAATTATTCTTACCCTGCTGAGTTGGTCGGGTTTAGGTTCACCCCAATTGCGCGGAAAGATGGGTCTAGTGAAACGTCGGTGACGGCCTTGAAAAAAGATGCTTTTTCTGGGCCTATTCAAGTTCAAGTAAACCGGAAGTGGTCCGCAACAGCTCCTTCGGACACTTACACCCCTACTTTTTTTAAACCTACTGGGGGGAGTTACAGCGGTGCTCTGTTTAATCTTAGTTATTCTAACGTATTGTGCGCCCCCTTTACTTTGATTGACACCGTAGGCACGACGCATCCGGTATATAAACCAGGAGCCTACGCGAATCAGTTTTTTGAAGATGGCACAACCCCCCAAGCGCAGCCTGCATCAGGCTCTACGGTTAATATGGGGCGCATAGTTAAACCTTTCCGGGGAGGCTACCTTATTGAAACCCTGACGGGAACTATTCCGTGACCCCGATAGAGATAGCCGCTGCGGGTCCATTAGAAGTCCCCGAGAGTTATTTTGCCGAAGGACAAGTGGGGGCCGGATCTCGGGCGGGAGATGTGCCACTTCATCATCGCCCCCATGCGTTTGCGCTAACGCACGGAGGATTGGGAGCTAAGGTTGCTTACGGAGAACTCCACATCCGCGTAGATAGTCTTACTTTTGATTTCCAAGAATATGATATGGGGGCGGCGGATGATATTATCCGGTGTGACGGGATTGGTAGAAAAGACATCGAAAAGCTAACTCCCATAGTTCCTACTGTAGAGAGTGGGGGCGACCCAATGAACCCCGATAACCCAAGCATTTACCACCAGCTCGATGGTTACGGCAGTATCTACTTGAACTGGACAGTTAATTTAGGGGCCTTTGCAGAAGGTTCCCCCGAGAATGTGGTTACCAGTTGCTATGTTTCTTCTGAAGCCGCCGATAGCGCAGTGGCGGCGTTATCCGCGGGCCATGCTGATAGCGACCGGTTGGGGTCAGGAACTACTTCTGGCAGCTACAGTGTTAAACTTGGAGAAGTTTCTGAGGATAATTCTATAAAACAGCATATATCTAGTGATGTGTTCTGGTCGTTTTTTGTTGTGGGGCGGGATGAAAAGTCTCCTGTAATAACTCAGAGTAACATGACTTGTTAAGATGCCGATTGAACCCTTACCATTATCTGAATCTGACAACGACTTGTATACCCAGGCCTCTATGGGCGGGGTGAACGGGGCCAACAAACCTTTTTACGAGCCTAAGTTCCAGCACCGACCCCATGCTTTTGTGCTAAGTTACGGCGACGAGGGCGCTCGCGTTGGGTATGGGAGGCTATATTATAGGAAGGACCAACTTAATTTTGAGACTACTGAGTCAGAAGTTGAGTGGACTTACTCTATTTCTGGCAACACATCTGGGGCCGATTTCGATTCGGCTACCGTCTCCATAGATCTAAGCAATGCGGATGGGGACACCGAGTATGCTAATCAGTTACGTACATGCCACCAAGCAGTGATTAGTGGTCTGACTGCGTATACCCCTAGTATCGACTCGGCCAGCGGAGCCTCTATGGATTCTGAAGTACCTAATGTGTATCATCAACTTGAAGGTTACGGAGATGTCTACTTGTATTTTTCTTTAGACATTTCTAGCAATCAAATAAGTGATGTATATGTCAGAGTTGGGCTGAATGACCCCGATGACGCACAAGATATACCCGCGGTGACCACAGGGGTGGCCACCCACACTCTTAGCGACGGGGATGCAACAGGAGTATACAGAGTTAAGTTAGGCACAGTAAATGAGGATGAAAGTATAGAGCAGTTAGTGGACACCGACGTATTCTTTTCTCCTTTGGTTATTACTCGATCTTTAACTACTGCGGTCTTCAATTACAAACCCCCTGAGTTTTATATTGGGTTTCAAAATGATGACGGCGACCAACAAAATACGTCGAGCCAGTTTGCCTACATCGTACGTAAGCCGACTAATGCGACTGAGGGGGCTTCAAGCACTCTAGGGATTGTTGATCCCCATTACGAAGTTAAGTGGGATGAGACTGTAGCAGGCAGCACTACTGCAAAGTCTCTTACTCACGCGAACCTTACATCTGATGCTCAGATAGACGCTGAATATACGCGGGCTAAATCAGCCGGTGAAGTTTTGACAGTCAGCAATGTGTGCTGGAGGGCTTGGCCCACAGACCCCTTTAGGAAAGTATCGGGCACGGTAATGAAAATAACAAACGCTTCTTAGGTTGTGCCTATTGATCCTTTACCTCCTGCGGTTCCAGATGATTTTAACTCATCGGCTTCCCCCCTTGGCCAGGCAACTGGCCAGAAGGTTCCGTGCGAAGACCCTAATTTAAACCACCTCCCACACCCGTTTGCGCTTAGTTATGGGGAAGAAGGGGCTCGGATTACTTTTGGGCAATTACTTTACCGCTTCGACACGCTCCGCATTCATCAGGAACAACAATACCCGAATCAAGTAATTTCAGGGGGGCGCATACCCACCCAGAACAACACTAGTGTGATCCAAGTGAGCCAAGATAAAATAATGGGTATAAAAAGCATAACCCCCACTATTGGTTCTGCGGTAGGTGAGGAAATGGACCCCGAAGCTCCTTTTAACTACTATCAGCTCGAAGAGTATGGGGATGTATATCTTAACTGGAAGGTAGAGTTAGACGCCGTTCATAACGGCAAATCTAAAACGGTAACCCAATGTTACGTTTCTTTGAGCGATGATACTGGGGGAGTCGAGGCCGGAATTAGCGGCACTCAAATGAGTTCGTCTGACTTTCAAAGAGCCCCTTTGTTTGAGTATGCTACCAATCGATTTAACGATGAATACACAACCATAGCCGCTTCGGGGGGCTACGGAAGTGACGTTAGCCGTTTAGACCAGACGGGGCTATATAGCGTAAAGATCGGGACTGTCCATGAGGACGAACGGATCGAGCAGCTTTTATCGAGCGACGTTTTTTTTCCCTTTATTGTCTTAATAAAACACCTTGAAAACCGACCTTCAACAGGTGATTACGTGGGAGAGCTTGAGACCGCTACTGGTCAGAATATAAACGGCAACATAAGCAACCCCGCCCCCGAATCTTGACCTGTTATTTTTACTCTGCTAGGGTGGGATATGGCCACTTTGACCGCCAAAGGTGTAGAAGACGCCCTGTTAGATGTATGCGGCTCCAGGGGAGCTGATTCTACTCAGTTTTTAAAAGAACTGAATTTAGCACTCCCGCGTCTCTACAATATGGGTATGTGGCGCGACCTGTTATTTGAGCACGTTATCACTACTTCGGGGAGCACGTTCACTATCCCCGATGACGCAGAATCAATTATTTCAGCCGTTGTTGATACGGATTCCACTTCGACCGATCATTCTTATCCGAGGGTCATCCGTTCGCAATTCCACGACTACCGGCTTACTGGCCGTGACGACGATGACGACACTCTGGCCGCGTATGGCATTGTGGACGACGGCTACTCAGCCACCGTCGAAGAGCCTGTAGCGGGGAAGACTTATTCCTTGAAGCTGCAACCGATCAGCCCTGCCACAACGATCCCCGCATCAGGAAAAGTTCACGTAACTTTTTCTGATGGGACGGGCATTTCCTCCCCAACCGCAGATCATACAGTATCTATGGGGGGTCAGTTTACTTGTGGAGGTCAGGCCAGCCTTACAACCACCACTACCAGCATCACCAGCATCAGTGAGATCCGCGTTGGAACGACTGAACTGTCTGCTCCTGTTAAGCTCACTTGGGAAGAAGAGGGATCTTCCGCTTCCCTTGTCGCAGCTACCGACCTTCGCCAGGCCAATCAAGTAACTCGCTATCGCCGTTATCGGGTATCCAATGATGATTCAGATTCTATCCAAGTGCGGGCGCTCTTAAAACGAAAGTTTAAAAAGCTGATCGACACCACGGATGTTGTTTATGTGTCTAGCTTGAACGCCATCAAACACGCCATGTTGGGAAACACGGCTGATGAGAACGCGGACTTGGAGCGTGCGAATTATCATTGGGCCATTTGCCGTAGTCTTTTAGAGGAGCAACTTGATGCTCATAGGGGGGCGGCTAAACCCGCCGTCCACTTTGCCCCTGATGGTATCGGGGGCTCTATTCCAAACGTAATGTAACCCCCACCATGATCCAATACATCACAGAAAACGCAGAGCAACTTCTGCAAATCGCAGCCAGCGTCATCGCGGTGGCCTCGCTTGTCGCAACCATGACTCCGAACGAATCGGACAACAAATGGGTCCAGCGCATTTCAGGCGTTATTAGCTGGCTCGCCCTCAACGTGGGTAAGGCTAAGTCTAAGTGAGGACATTCTTCCAACTTCTAACTGCTGCCCTTCAAGCCTATGTTGAATATGTGCGACTGCAACGAGACAGACATCTCGACGCTCTCGAAGATCGGCTTGATGGCCTTGCTTCCATTGGTGACCCTCATAGCAAGCTGCTCATGGAGCGGGTCGCAAAGCGCATCAAGCGCGAACGCGAGCGCATTATACGATCCGCCAACAGTGACGCTGATTGAAGGGCAGTCTTACCAGTTCAAGGAAGGCGTCTTAGTTGGACGTAAAAACCACAAGTTTCACAGCGACTACAGTTATCGTCGCGCCGTGATCATCGGAGATAAGTGATGGACACAAAGTTTCTAGTCTCCCTCGGCGTTGGCCTCGCTGTTCAAGCGGCGGGCATCGTCTGGTGGGCTAGTACGCTCCAGAGTGAGGTCCAACATAACGACTTCCAGATCCAAATGATTGCTAAAGACGTTGAGAAGCACGCGATCTTTGTTCGTGATTGGCCCGCTGGAAAGTGGGGTAGCGGCTCTTTGCCGGATGATGTGCGCCAGAATCTGAAGATTGGCGAGCTTGAGCAGGAGGTTGATCAGATAATGAACAAGCTCTACAACCGTGATCCTCTGAGCAACATAGGCGAATGATCAACACCCGAATATTCGATTCCCTGATCGGAATGGCGGCACCCGTCATCGGACTGATCACAAGTATGCAGGAGCAATTTGAATACTGGCTACGAGTGGGGTCGCTCATCGTAGGCATCGCTGTGGGGCTGGCTTCACTCTACCGGATCGTTAGAAAATGAAAGTAGGCTTGGCAGTTGGACATTCCCGTTTAGGAGACCAGGGAGCCTACACAACGGGCAGCTACATCCTCTCGGAATGGGATTTCAACCGCGATATCGTCCGGCGTATTTCCAGCGTGTTGTCTGTTGATTACAAGATCTACGACCAATACCCCGCCAAGAGCTACGTAGGTGGGATCAACTACTTAGCCCGTAAGCTGGTCGAAGACAACATCGACGCAGTCATTGAGTTGCATTTTAATTCCGCTGGTCCGTCAGCCTCTGGGCACGAATGGTTGTATTGGCACACCAGTAAAGGCGGCAAGAAGTTAGCCAGTATATTGAGCGATGAAATGTCCGCGTCTTTCCCCGACATGAAAGCCAGAGGCGCAAAGCCCAGGACACGAAATCAACGCGGCTCTTACTTGTTGCGGAAGGTGCGCCCCGTAGCTGTGATCGCTGAACCATTTTTTGGGAGTAACGAGGAAGAGTGGGACAATATTAACCACAATCGCGGGGCTTTGGTTGGGGTCTACGCCCGTGCGATTGAAAGATTCGCAGGAGGATGAGTGTCCCCAAAAGCATAACCATGGGTGGGGTTCGGGTCCGAATCCGATTCAGAGATCTAGGCGACGACGACTGCTACGGGGTGTATTCCCATAGGCGGAAGCTCATCGAGATTGACAAGAGTTTGAAGGGGAAAGATCTCATTGAGACGATTCGCCATGAGATGGTTCATGCGGCGTTAGGTATCTCCGGTCTCGCTTATTGTGAGGCGTATGAAGAAGAAGCCATTGTCCGTTGCATGGATGAGATATTCTTTCCAGCATGGGAACGGTTTACAAAAAGATTTAGTAATGGGTAAGAAATCTCCAGGCACGGCTACCAAGACTAATCCAAAACTTTGGGCACAAGCAAAAGCGGAAGCCAAAAGAAAAATGGGTGGGAAACATTCGGCCCGTGCAATGCAGCTCGCCACTAAAATATATAAGAAGAGAGGTGGCGGGTACCGTGGGAAAAAATCTTCTAGAAACAAGTTAAAGAAATGGACCCGACAAGACTGGGGAACGAGTTCAGGCAAGAAGTCTTCTGAAACCGGAGAGCGGTATCTACCAAAAGCCGCTAGAAAAATGTTATCCGCAGCAGAGAAAGCCGCAGGTAATCGTAAAAAGCGGGCAGCAACGGCTGCGGGTAAACAACGTGCTAAGTATACGAAAGCAGAGCGTCGTGCCTTTTTAAAATCCTCAAAATAATAATCGCGATGAAGAAAAAAGATTTCAAACCTCATAATATGTATAACCCCAAGACGGGTAAAGCCACTGTGGCTAAAACCTATGAGCAGCACCTTTCTCTCAAGAAAAAAGGTTACGGGCACTCGCCCCCGAAAAAACAGACTAGTAAGAAAGAGAAAGAGTCTTTTTCTGCGGCAGTAGAAAGGCGCGTTAACGGTGGCTACTGAAAAAAGATTTAAGCGGCTACCCTCGGGCCGGATTTCTTACAGGGGAGAAACTTTCCCTGGAATCAATAAGCCCAAACGGGCTCCTAAAGGCAGCAAGAAAAAGTTTGTTGTTCTGGCTAAACAGGGGAATAAAATTAAAAAAGTGTCTTATGGGCACCGTGACTATGAAGACTTTAGGAGCCATAAAGACCCTAAAAGGAGGGCGAATTTCAGGGCTCGTCATAATTGTTCTTCGGCAAAAGACAAAACGACCGCTCGGTATTGGGCTTGCCGACATCTTTGGTGATGAAGAAGAAGTTACCCCGCCAGTTCACGAAGGAACGGGGGTGCCGCTTTGTTGAGTTCACCCCCAATTCTGAAAACGTAAAACAGGCTTTTGAGCGCAGCCAAAAGCTGGGAGTTCTAGAGAACTCATTTACTTATGGCGCAGGCCGCATGACCGGCTTTCTTGGAGAAATTGCGTTTGAGTTACTCTACCCAAAGTCTAAATACGTTGGGGGCCGAATACTAAGCCACGATTACGTTCTTGGGAGAAAGAAGATAGACATAAAAGCGAAGACTTGTGGGGGCAAACCCCTACTGCACTACACTGCCTCCGTTAACTGTTCTAAATCAAGACCTCCTACAGCCGACTATTATTATTTTGTGCGGGTAAAAAAAGATCTTAGTTGTGCGTGGCTCCTTGGCTGGATTAGCCAAGAAAAGTTAGTAGAACTTGGCGAATACAAAAGACGGGGCGGGGAGGACGAGTCAGGCTTTAGGTATAAAGTAAGTGGTTATCATCTGCCTATAAGCCAACTAAAAACGCCCCTATCCCTCCGTTGAAACAATTGCGGGGGTGATGTCGAACCGTTCTTCGATATTAATCGACCAGACTTTCCCTCCCCCGTGCCCTACGGATTTGACGGGGCGGACATTTGGGTTTGCCTTACCAGCTTCTTCTAAGGCCGACATTCCCCGCCTTACAAACTCCAAGTTGTTCGACATCCCCACGTTTCTCCCACTATTAAAGTCATGCAAGGTGACTTGAAATTCTGTGAGTGTGCCCTCCCATTGCATCATCTCTTCATTGAGGTGGCGGCATTTTTTAGAGAAAAACTCCACTAGCTCGGCTACAGAGGATCTACTGGAATTATCGTAGGCCGCAGAAGAGACTGCGATATCGATAAAGCTCGCGACCCCGAACCGACCATAAGATTCAATCTCCTGCGGAACTTCCCAATCTACAAGCCATTTACCAAAATGCGGAAGCTCTCTCCATATGGTTTCTTCCAGTGTATTGTTTGGAGGGAATTTGCTGGTCGCGCCATCCCGTATTTTTAATGCCATTAGTTTATCTCTGTTACTGCTATCAAGAGCCGGTATCACCGACAAACTGTTCGCGTCCATGTTGAGGGACATAATTACACGCCCCGTCCACGGAATAGAAAGCGCGTCTGCATATTTAGCCATATACTCAATACGAGGGTTGGCTACGGCCCTTTTTATCAACTCCGTTGCTTTACGCTGATCTTGGAAAGAACTAGCACTAGTCGTGTCATCGATTACCCAGGCCGCGACCCTACCGAGGTCTTTGTTAAATTTAGTGTGCCCGCTAAGATAATCAGAAGCGTCGGAAAAGCCCCCTACGAGTCCCGAGATTACTCTGTTTGATAAAAGGCTCTTACCTTTATTCGTTGGACCCACAAGAATCAATGCTTGCCCTTGGCGCGGCTCCCGTTCAAGGACCGCTTCATAAAACCGCTTCAGCCACGCAAAGAAGTATTCAATCGTTGGCCGATCTGTAGAGTTCTCAAAAAGTTGGTGCATCCACTCGTATAGAAAAGGCCAGTGCTTAGGGTCACCGTCTTCCGCCGGTTCTACGGGTTCGATTGTAGATGTGTTTAAAATTCGGTTACCGCTACATTCTACTATGCGGTCCTTAGAGAATACCACGGGAGCAATCTCATGTATCCTGTTCTGGTTGCTTATTACGAGGAGCGCCGATTCCACTTCTGACAATGGAGACCCCTTCTTCTGTTTCGGGTTAAATCCCATCTGTCGAAGTTCAAGGAGGATCTGGTCCCTCGGTATCTGAACCGCAATGTTGTCCAGAAGTTTAAAGAATGTCTTCCCGTTGAACCAGTATTCGTCAAGGAGGGTGCCCATTTTCTTTTGCTCATACTCTGAGACAAAGTCGGCCCCAAAAATATCGCGCCAACTAGCAAACCCCCTTCCTGCACGGTCGCTGTAGCAAATCATACCATCTTCAGCTACCTGGCAACCTTCTCTATCGATGCCGTCATCTATCCAGAATAAAGGCCCCCGACACCCCACATCAAAATCTCCAGTCCACCGATGCCCATATACCTCCCCAACCTTTTCTGCCACTACCTCAATGGGGATCGCAGTATCATTAGATTGAGGGGGGCAGGCCGACGCTGCCTTTAACAGAGCCGTCTGAACGACGGCACTAGATAATTTATTCCCTGTCTGGTGCCACTCAGTCCCTAGCTCAAAGTATTGAGCCGCATTAAGTGATGTTGTGTCAAAGCCCGCGAATACTTTATGGATGTTGAGTGCGTTTTTTAACTCCTTAAAAAATGCCGAAAACATATCAGGCGAAATAGGTACCGCGTCCTCGAACTCCCAAACCAGTCTTATATACCCCGAGTATGTCTTCGTGCGCCATGTAGGCATATTGTTCTTACAGACCGTACCAATTTTAAAGTCCACCAAGTTCCAGTCTACCGGTGCGTCGTAGTCAGCGACTATTCCGTAGACACGATTGACGGGGTTATCAGATGATATCCGTTTAGACGGAGCCCTCCCCTCGGCGGTAGAATAAAATATGTGGTCCGTTTTTTCGTTAGCGCACCAAGCACGATAAGCCGCCTTTGTGCCGAAGCTAGGAACCAATTTAGTTGATCTGGAGATGCCCGACGATTTGTGAGCCGACGAGTCCCGTAGGTTTTTAATATATCTATAAGTCACTTTGTATACCGTGTTAGAATTGTTCCTTCTGCATCTAAAGGAATGTTTGATATCCACTCTGGGGGAGTAGACATAATCTTGAGAATCTCTTCCAAGGCTTCTTCTGCCTTGTCTGCGTCTGCCTCGACGACGACCTCGTCGTGTACGTGCATGATAATCGTGTGCCCTGCTTCCGATATCCTGACGAGCATATCGCTAAAAATGTCCCGCGCTAAAGCCTGGGAAGCATTCTCTGCTATAAACCCTCCCCAGAGTTTGACTGGGATCATTTTAGCGCCTTTAGGAAAATACGAGGTATACTGCACATGACCCCCCTCGACTTTATTGGCTTCAATATACCCGTAGTTGAGCGTCCGGCCACTTGGCAGGTCTACCTTAAACGGGGTTGGGATATTTTGTTGGGTGAGGTTATATGCTCCGTTGATATCCACGTTGTATTCCCGCCACAACTTAGTGACCGATTCCATAGACCCCCGATACAGGTCTACGGCATCGTCGGCCTCTTTCTGGGGCATTCCTGACATATCGGCAAACCTTTGTTTGCCTGCTCCGTAACCGCAGCCCAGCACCATAGCCTTTACTCGATGCCTTATTTTTGGGTCTTGCTTCAGCGCCCCCTGTTCTTTTTTCCAGCTTCCAAACCTAATTGCGAACGCCTCATAAATGTCTTCGCATTCTTCAATCTCCTTCAGCATTGCTTGGTCTTTTGCAAGCCAACATAGAGTTCTAACTTCAATCTGCGATAGATCGGCCACCACCAATTTTTTGTCAGGTTTAGTAGCTATCAGGTGCCTTAAATTTACCCCGAACATCTCGTCACGCGGCAGGTTCTGAAGGTTGAGGTTTCCCCCGCTTCCACTGAACCGCCCCGTGTGCGCTCCGAAATACATGAACCCTCCGTAGTATCTTCCGTCAGGCATGGTCGCCACATCGAAGCTCTCGACCTTTTTCTTGATGGCATTGATCCTTCTCCAGTTCTGGACCGCATTAATCCATGCGTGTTTCTTGCTATTGTATTCAACCCACTTGCGGCTCTCGGGGTTATCCGCCGCGAGGCTCTTAGGGGGCTCCAAACCTTGCTTCAAACATTCGTCATCAAACGCGGCTCTACTCAAGAGCGGCCTCTCCCCCATCCACGGAATTGCGGTTTCAGCTTCAAAAAGTTTTTCATTAATCACTTCGAGCTGCTCCTTGAGAAGCGCCGTGTCGATGGGGATGCCCCCCTGGCAAATCCTCCTGTTCAAGGTGCTTATCACGCGCTCGTTCTCTGGCCAGAGTTCGTTAAACGCTTCCCATAGTTCCAAGCAAAGTTCCGCGTCTTGGAGTGCGTATTGACTAACCTCTTCTTTAAACTCATCGGACATGGCTTCCCACCGTTTGCCACTCATATTGTCCCGAGTGGTTTTATCCACCTCTATTTTAAAAGCCGCCTTAGACGCGCCTTTAAGCGGCCGAGGCAGTCTGCAATAAGCCGCCATATCCGCCGTGCAATACCACGCCCGTGGGTTTGCTTCAGGCCACCATCCCTGTTCAATTCCATATAGATATAGGGTTTCATCAAACGCGGCGTTGTGGCTCAGTGCTATACTATCGTTAAGAAGAAGCCAATTGAAGTCTTTAGGGTGCCCGACAAATTCAGTCCCATCAGTCCCCTTGACGGTAACCATGTAGGCGTCAAAGTCTGGATGAGAAAAATACCCGAGCGGCCCGAGGGTCTTTATGCTGCACTTCTTGTCGTAGTAAGTCTCAAAATCGATTGCGTAAGTATGCATAGCTTTCAAAAAGAAAGCCCCCCACTGGGAAATTGGCAAACCAGTGGGGGGCTTTAAGTGACCGCTTTTATGTGGTTACGGTCGGGCGATGCTTTAACCAGAATGGTTAGAGGGCACAAAGAAAACCCTCTAGCCAATCCGCCACAATACCTGATTATTACCCACTGACCTCGGCATCTTTGCCCTCGACTGCCAGGGAAAGGACGAGTTGACTTTTGTCTTCTGTCGCCAACTCGACCCCGAGGGCCTCGGCCAAAGCCAACCGCACGTTTTTAAGGCAATGCACTTGGTTCTGCATGAGAACGATTTTCTCGTTCGTCTCTGTAATCATACCGCCGAGCATTTCAATCTCGTCTTTGATTACTTGCTGGTCAAATTCTCCAGACATTAGGTCAAAAAGTTGGCCGTAAATTTCTGCACTTCCTCGGGGGTTTCCTCAGAAGTAATAGACAACCCTGGAGCATACCAAGAATACTTGCCCCTCTGGATAATTGAGGAACTAAATGTCCACACCCTAGAAGGAAGCGGAACGTCAGGGTTCAGGAGCGAGAAAGTGGCGAGCCTCTTAAAGGTCTGCCTGTAGCCATCTTTGGCTACATTAATCTTGCCGAGAGCATACTGCTTGTCGCCAACGACAAAAGGATAAGCGTCCTCTGAATCAGTATCGTCGGGCTTAAAGAACATCAGGATGAGGTCCGCAAACTCCAGCATATTCCACTTACTGTCTTTGCCGATCTCGTCTCTCTCCTCCTTGGTGTAGGCAATCCTAGCCGAGACATCCTCGTCAAACGGAATGTCTTCGCGCCATGCTTTCATCACACTGACGGGGATGCAGCGGATTTTTTCTTCTGGGTCCGCAATAACGTGTTGTTTATCCAGAACAACGGACCCAAACGGTGCGTCGATCTCGGATGTTTTCTGGATGATATTGAGACGCGGGATCTCGATATCGGTGCTCTCGATCATCATGCTTGCCGCTTGTGCAGCGATGATCGCATTCGGTTGTTGGGTTGCTTTTGCAGCCATGTTTCGTTGTTTCGTTGTTTCTGTTTCGGTTTAGCTGAGAGTAAATCTCGGCTCAGATTTGCGGAGGATACCTGCGTCCTCACAGGCGTCAAGGAATTCTTCAGAAATTTTCTTCTTACTACCTTTTTCAGCCTGTTGACCCGCTTCCTTAGCTAATTTTGCCAGGGGAATACTGGCTAGACTTAATATGTCATCCAGACTTAGCCCATAGGTTTCCGCTATAGCGATTAGTGATTTGTTGTCTGTAATCTTCCTAGTCGTTCCCATGTTTTTTAAGCGTAGCGAGGGGAACTCGACACCTTCTAAAGCCATAGAGACGGCCCTCTGTTTTAATCGTTGGGACCAATTTGAAACGATCTTAGCGATCACCCACAGTTGCTCAACGATCTCAGGGTCTTCAGTTTCTTCGAGGTCTACGTCAGGGAGCTGTGGGTTAACTTTCTTAGCTACCTCAATCACTAATCCCCCAAGCGCGGGGCATTTATCTTCGTGTTTGCAGAACCTGCAATTCACTGTCGGGGTCAACTCCTCAAGCGCGGGGGCTCCAGCCTCCCATTTTGGGCGAGTGACTTCCCCTTGTTTGATAATTCCAGAAAGGTCAGAAACCATTGTCTGGACATCTGACCTGTGAAAAGTGTGAAAAAGAGTCTCGTTCCGCACGGGGACGATGAATAGAAAAACTATCTCATCCAAGTCTTTGTATTTCTGAAACGCTCCCACAGTATAGGCCCGCGCTTGCTGGTTCTTTTCAGGTGGGTCGATTACTGAAATCCCCGTCTTATAGTCGATTAGAACCCCTGTATTGTTATTAAATACAACCATACGGTCGCACGTTCCCCAGGTAGATGTCCCCTCTAGTTCGACTGTAAGCTGGATCTCTTTGAGGTCTTCCTTAACTTCCAACCCCGATACGGAAGACGAATTAATAAAGTTTTGCAGAAAACTCTCCTCCTCGGCTACGATCTCATGGAAGATGCTGACTTCTTCTTCACTCTCCAAGTTTGAGGGGTCACCTATCTCCAGAGCTTCGTGAATCCGGGTTCCCTTTTCCGCCGCCGCGCTAGTTCCACCGCGGCCTTGGAACCCCGCACAACCCGCGACATACTTCAAAGAGGAGGGGCTGAATTCCGCGTGGTCGCGGTCAGAGTGACTGTCAGGCATAGCGCGGGTTATACCGCTCGTCGGTGCGAAGTCAAATAATATCGTGCAATAAGAAATGCGTCTATCATGCCGTCATGTGGAGTCCGACACCGCTTGTTTTTAAGCCAGTTTTCTTGAGGTGCTAGGCGTTCCGCTGTTTCTAAGGCGGCTATTTTTGTAGCCCCCTTCGCTGTTCGGCCCAGCATATTTTTTTGCCACTTGTGGACTGAGATCCGGTCGTGTTCCCATCCTTTGACCTCAGCCATTCCGAGAAGTTTCCCAAAGCTGAGAGCCATTGACCTCACTGCTTGGGAGCTTTTTGCGTGGGCTAGCGGCTCCTCTATCGCCAAGACAAACGGCGTGTTAAGAGCCGTCAACCATTGGCTTATTGTCGCAATTGAGACTTCTCGTTTTTTGGACCGGTTAAGGGTCGGCATGGCTATTTTGTCTACGATGCCTCCATCAAAAGACGCTATCGCACATAGCCCTCCGTCGAGGCCGTTATCCACCCCGACTATTATCCCATCCCTTTCAGGCATGACGGCGATATGATTAGCCCGTCTCCTTCATCAGGAGTATACACCACAGAATTTTTAGGGAGGCCCTGAATAAACAAGACTTCCCTTGCAGTTGATGGGGCGACTCTAAAAAACACACCGACTAGTTTTTTCTTAGAAAACGTAAAATCGTTTTTTGATGGGTGGTCTTGCCGTATTAAAACTGTAGGGTTTACTTCCACAGTTTTGTTTTTAAACAAACGGTTCATCCTTCCAAAGAACTTGAGTCCAGGAAACATGGAGTATTTGGGCCGAGATCGCACGTTTTTAATTGTTCCAAGGCCAACTTTGCTTCGGATGCGTTGAGTCCATGCTTGGTTTTTAATACGGCAATAGTCCCTGCTACAGAATAACAAGCCCGCGGCGGGGTTTGAACGTGGTCTACTACCCCGAGAAAAGCATCTTTTAGTTCTGCAAAAAGCATTACTCCTTTTGGGCCATTCCCTTTTGTATACGGGGGCTTGGATTTTGCTTCTTCAGTAAACCCCCAGTAAGTAGTTGGGTCTAGTTGCCGATAAAAATAAGGGTCTTCCGAAGGCTCATAACGCGCCCCATCAAACTCAGGGGCTCCCGAATCTAAGTCAAAAATCATCTTACTCTACATCAATTGTAGGTTTTACCGCTCCATTTCCTCTATCCGCTTTTGTGTTGTTTAGGATGGATATATCAATCTGCATTTTACCGGTGCCGCCGGTTTTTGAATTGAGTCCCAAGTTCCTTCTGACCAATTGGTCTAGTTCAGATAATTCTCGGACGGTCTTTGGAGGGCGAAGATTTTTAACCCCATCACGCATAAGTTTTATGCCCGTTGCGGCAGCATAATGCTGATACTGTTCTGCGGGGCTCGCTTGGCGCTCCGCTATTTCCAAGATGGTAGCGTCCTCTTCTTGGCGGGCGTCATGGCTGGCGCGACGAATCGCTTCGTCGGTTGTTTCTTGCAAGTGGTTTTCTATCGCCCCTGCCAGTTCATCCGCGGGGGATTCTTCGGCGTCGGGAGCTTGGTTGGGGTGTAGTCCGTTTTTCTTCGCCGGAATACCCATTTTCTTGAACCACCGCCGAACGGTTCCTGGATGAACCCCCAGTTCTTTGGCTATGGAAACCATCTTCCAGTCCGCTTTATACAGGGCCAGAGCACGATTTTGCAGGGAGTCTTTAGATTTGTCAGACAATTCTTTGGGGCGTAAGCTGTGTAACGGATTATGTCTTCAAAGAGATCCAGCATCAAGAAGATACTAGAGCCGCGGATTGACCCTAAAACAAAACGCATGGATGTAGGCGGTCTTTTGATCCCTCCTACGAGTGTGTTAACCGCACTTTTGTATGGGTTTGCCAACCATGAGCATTTGCGGGCCAGGGAATATTATTTCTGGAGATTGTGTGACGAGTTGTGGAACCACGATGACCTCCCTGAAAAATTAATGGTGCGTCATCCGTGGGCCGAACAAATGATATGGGCGGCTATAAACAGTAAATATCTAGCTGTGGGTGGGTCGGCCTCCTCGGGGAAGAGTCATACGATGGCTGCGTGGGGGATAATCAACTGGCTTTCCAAGCCCAAGGACACACTTGTACTGATGACCTCGACGACACTCCGCGAGGCCCGCAAGCGTATCTGGGGGTCGGTCATGTCTCTGTTATCCGTGATTGATGGTGCCCCGATCAAGATTCGGGATTCAATCGGGAACGCTGCGTACATTGATGAAAAAGGAACGCTCATTGAGCGGGCGGGCATTTCACTCATCGCCGCGGAGAAGTCAAAAACACGCGAAGCCGTAGGTAAGTTCATCGGCATTAAGCAGAAGCGAGTAATTTTAATCGGGGACGAGTTATCCGAATTATCGGAAGCCATTCTTCAAGCGGGGTTATCAAACCTATCTAAAAACCCCGAATTTCAAATGATCGGTATGTCTAACCCGAATTCTAGGTTTGACGCATTTGGTGTATGGTCTGAGCCGATCAACGGGTGGGATTCGGTTGATACAAATATTGCGGATGGTTGGCCTACTAAGTGGGGTGGGGATTACATTCGTTTAGATGGAGAGCGTTCTCCGAACATAACCGCTGGGGAGGTTTTGTACCCGTGGCTTCCTACCGAAGAAAAAATTAACGAGGACAAAGCTCTCCTTGGACAAGAATCACGCGGGTATATGCGGATGGTTCGGGCGGTCTTTTTTGATAGCGACGAAACCCAAGGAATCTACGGGGAAAACGAGATCACGCTAAGTAAAGCGATGCACAAGGTATCGTGGCGCGGGACTCCTACATACGTCGCGGGGATCGACCCTGCCTTTACCAATGGGGGTGATAGGACGATCTTATACACTGCGGCGGTGGGGTATGACGACAGTGGTCAATACGTTATTGAATTCGGGGACGCCATTCACCTGAACGACGACGCCACCAACAAGGCCGTCCCGAGGACGTATCAGATCGTCAGGCAGATCAAGGAGCATTGTGTGAAGCGCAATATTCTCCCTGAAAATGTGGCAGTAGACGCGACCGGCGCGGGGGCTCCTTTCTGCGATGTCCTGGCAGGAGAGTGGGCGAGCACTTTTCTGAGGGTCAGTTTTGGCGGTAAAGCTAGTGATAAGCGAGTCAGCGCGAATAGCAAATCGTTGGCCGAGGAACTTTATGTTAACCGCGTTTCTGAGCTTTGGTTTGTAGGCAAGGAACTCATGCGTACTCGTCAAGTCTTTGGGGTCAGTAGCGATCTTGCCCAAGAGATTACCAGCCGGAATTATGACATGGTGAAGAGTGGCTCATTACGAGTCAAAATTGAGTCTAAGCCTGAATTTAAGGCCCGATTCGGGCGTAGCCCCGATTTGGCAGACGCTGCGTTTCTTGCCTTGGATTGCGCTCGCCAAAGGCTCGGGTTAGTCGCAGTTGACCCACCTGAAGCGGGGCCTTCAAACCGTCCGTATCAAAGGACGACGATTAAAAAGCTGGGCGAGGCACTCCAGAATGCTGATGCCGTTTTGCTTGATTGACTTCTACCCCATAAAATTAGAGACTTGGGGCGGCTAGATCTTGGCCGCAGAAGTAGATTCTTAATCTATTATTACGCTATGGCGGAACCCGACAAAACCTCTCAAAAATATGAGCCTCTGACCGGCGCAAAA